TGCAATATCAAGTATTGAAAAGTTGCGTCATTCATGGCTCTGCAAAACGCCAGGGTACTATTTTGGAATTGACGGACGAAGAAGCAAAAGAATTGATGGGGATAGGTAGAGTTGCTCCTTATGAGCCTCCTAAATTTGAGAATCGATCTGTCGGTTTAGAGGATTCTGAGGAAGCGCCCAAAAAGCGTGGCAGGAAAAAGAAAATAGATGGTTGAAACAGCCGACGATAGATTGATCATGCTTTCCGATTTTGGAGTTGATTGTACATATACTCCAAGTGGAGGATCGCCATCGACTATCAAAACAATATTCTTGAACGAATATTATTCGGTTGACGCTGGCACAGTTGGGATGGAAATGAGTCAGCCAATTGCGGTGATTAGGACGGCAGATGCGCCTAATGTAGCTCATAATGATACGTTCGTTGTTAATTCAGTGACATATAAATCAGTGAATGTGCGTCCAGATGGAACCGGAATGACTGAAGTGGCGTTAGAACAACAATGACACACGTTAGGCAACAAATAAGAGAAAGAGTTGGCACTGTTGTCACTGGATTGAGCACGACTGGATCTAATGTTTTTCAGTCAAGAGTTTACCCGCTGCAAGACTCTAATCTTCCAGCATTGTTAGTTTATTCTACAACGGAAGATTCTGAAGCAGATGTGATTGGCACTGCACTTTCAACGAACAGGATCGTTAATATTGTTATTGAAGGATATGTCAAGGCAACAACTGATTTTGATGACACCGTTGATACTATTTGTGAGGAAGTCGAAACGGCTCTGGCAAACGACAGAACATTGAACGGACTTGCTAAATTTTCACAACTGACGGGCACGGAAATTAATTACAACGGGGAGGGTGAAACCCCTGTGGGTGTTGTTACTTTGACTTATCAAGTACAATACAGAACAGCAACCAACGCGCCAAATGTGGCGTTATAGGTGAGTTATGGAATTAGTAAGTCCAGACGGCAAAACTACGATTACTCCCCATCCCTCGAAGGTTCAATCAATGATTAACCTGGGATGGAAAGAAGTTTCCAAGGCGAAGGCAAAGCCTGCGCCAAAGAAAGAAGAGAAAACTGAAGAAGAGGTTGAATAATGGCTACACATATCGGACGTGATGGCATCGTTAAAGTCGGCTCCAATGCGGTAGCCGAATTACGATCTTTCTCCATCGAAGAAACTGGTGACACTGTCGAAGACACGGTAATGACGGACACGGCAAGGACTTTTATCCCGACGTTGACATCATTTACGGGTTCTGCGGACGTCTACTGGGACGAAACTAATACGACGGGCCAGGGCGCTTTAACTGTAGGCTCTAGTGTGACGATTGCATTTTATCCAGAAGGTGACGGTGGGGGAGATACTTACTACAGCGGGACTGCTATTGTCACTGGCGTAAGTCGATCAGCATCATTCGATGGCATGGTTGAAGCATCAATCACGCTACAAGGTTCTGGCGCGTTAACGTCAAGCACCGTCTAAGATGAGCATCTTAGAACAGGCGAAGAAGCATTATCAGGAAGTCCTGAGTACAGATCCTAAGCCAATCCAAATTCCTGAATGGGGCGGAACTTATTATGTCCGTCCCCAGATTTCCGTTAAGAAAAAGATGGAAATTCAGTCTAAATTGACTGGGGATAAGATGGATGAAGGACTTGCGTTGACGCTTATCTATTATCTGATAGATGGGCATGGCACTGAATGCTTCAAAAAAATGGAACTGGTTGAAATTGTTCGATCAGTAGATCCAGACGTTTTGATTCGCGTCGCTGGCGAAATTGCGGACATGCAACCAAAAGCGGAAGATTTATCGGGAAACTAAAAAACGATCATGTCCTATTCTTCTGCTACCAGCTAGCAGAGCACTTGCACAAGACGGTGAGTGAAATTATGGAAATGGATGTGATCGAGTTTGAAGGTTGGGTTGCATATTTTGAGGTGAAAGATGGCAACGCGTCCCGTTGAAATACCAATATCAGCACAAGACAAATTTAGCAAAACATTTGGTAGTGCTAACAAGGGTCTTAAATCTTTAGGCAATGCTGCAGCTCATACTGCTGTAAAAGTTGCCAAAATAGGGGTTGCATTTGCAACTGCTGGAGTTGCGGCTGCGGCAGCTTTGACTAAATCTTCAATGGATAGCATTGACGTTTTAGCAAAAACATCTGATCGATTAGGTATAGCAACCAATCAACTTGCTGGGCTTCAGCACGCAGCCTCATTAGCTGGGGTTGAAAACAAAACCTTAGAAAAATCCCTGCAAAACCTAGCCGTAGGCGTATCGGATGCCGCTGATGGAACTGGCGTGGCTAAAGATGCTCTGATTGAGCTTGGTTTGAATGCCAGAATATTAGAAAAATTGCCTTTAGATCAGCAAATGCTCGCTGTTGCTGATGCAATGAAAGAGGTTCAGAATCAAACTGACAAAGTCAGAATAGCCACTGATTTATTCGGAGCTAGGGGCGTTGCTGTCCTTAACATGATTGGGGGTGGTGCTGAGAATCTGCAAACCATGGCTGCGGAAGCAGAGCATCTAGGAATAGCAATTTCAAGGGTTGATGCTGCTCAGATAGAAGACGCAAATGATGCCGTCACTAGGGCCACAGGCGTTTTTTCTGGGTTGGGTAATCAGCTAGCGGTATCATTTAGTCCGCTAATCAAAACAGTCGCAGATGATTTTAGGCAGGCGGCGTTAGACAATGAAGATTTTGGAACGATAGGGCAAAGAGTAGTTCAAGCTCTTCTTGGCGCTTACGCAAAACTTGCTGATGGGCTGTTCATTATTCGCTTAGGTTTCAAAGATTTATCAGTCAAACTTCTTGAAGTAACGAAGATTATTCTGGAAAAGGTAGATCCAGTCTTCACTTATTTGGCCGAAAAATATAACAAGATGGCCAATGCGTTTGGAATGGATCTGATCGATGTTGGCAAAGTAACGCAAATGGTTGCCAACATGGATGGGGCAATTGCTTTAGGGCTTCAAGAAGCGGCAGATATGCTGAATCAGCCACTGCCAAGCGAAGGAATTAATGCATCGTTCCAAAACATAGTCACAGAGGCTCGGAGAACCGCTGAAAAAATAGCGGAAGAATCGCCTGGTAAAGTTATTACTGAGGCAATGATAGAAGGGCTAGATGAGGCACAGAAAAGACTGACGTTCTTCGAAGAGCAAGCTATTGCGGGAGAAAAGAAACGCAAAGAATTCACAATGATGTCTGCGACAGCTCAAACCAGCCACGTATTGGATGAACTTAGCAATCAATTCTCTGGAATCGCTCAGAATAACAAAAAACTATTCGCATTGAACAAAGCATTCCAGATTGCTCAAGCGATCATGCAAACCTATCAAGGTGCGACGCTGGCATTGTCTAGTTACCCACCACCGCTAAGTTTTGTGATGGCGGCAGCGCAGGTTGCATCTGGTTTAGGACAAGTAGCTCAAATCAAAGCACAGTCATTTGAAGGTGGTGGTTTCACTGGATTCGGCGCTAGGGCAGGTGGCCTTGATGGAAAAGGCGGCTTCATGGCTACGCTACATCCAGGGGAAGAAATCATAGATCATAAAAAAGGCGGCGGTTCTGGTATCACCATCATTAATAACGTAGATGCCCGAGGATCAGGCGCAGACGTTGACGTCAAGATTCAAGCGGCCATGCAAATAACGTCTCAAAAAACGGTTATGGCAGTGCAAGATCTTATGCAAAGAAGAAGACTCTGATGACGATATATACTTTTCCAGACATTACGCCTAGCACAAGCTCATGGGAGTTGGTAACAAATACTAAAAGTTTTTCCAGCCCTTTGACTGGAGCCGTTCAAACAACTATTCGAAAGGGTAGTTATTGGCGCGTCACGATGACGTTTAATAATTTAAGCGGTAATGATCGCTCGATCATGCAGGCGTATCTTGCGAAACTGAATGGCAAACTTCACAGAATGTTGCTCCACGATCATTCATTTACTCGCAGAGGCACTGGCACTGATACTGGATTGGTCGCAGCAGCGTCACAAACGGGAACCAGTTTGGCTTGCACGGGCGCACCAGTAAGTTATAACAATTATGCCTATGCTGGCGATTATATAAGAGTCAATAACGAGTTACATATGATCGTGAATGATTCTGCAAATTCAGAGGCAGACAATTACGACACCAACGCATCAGGCAATGTTACTTTTACAATTTCACCGCCGATTCGGACAACTACATCAGCGGGTGATCCAGTCGATTTAGTGGTGCCGGTTTCTGGCGTATTTATGCTTGATAGCCAGACATCCTGGGACACTCGGCCAGGCATTGTGAGCAATTTTACTATTGAAGCCTTCGAGGACATTTTGGCATGAGCCGTGGATTTTCTACGCAAATCAATAATGCACTTCAGGCTCAAGAAGTCCGACTTGTCACGTTCGCCAAACTCGAATTCCCGTCTGGGACTGTTTATGTTCACAACTCGATTGGAACATATACCTGGGGATCTCAAGATTGGGCAGGCGTGGGAGATTTAGGTTCTATTTCGAAAGTAGAAGAAGGCACTGACGTTAGCCCTTATTCAATAACTTTAACGTTATCTGGATTAGATTCAACGATATCTGGGGCGGCGTTGACAGAAGATTACTACATGCGCCCTGTGACGATATATATTGGGTTGCTCGATACCGACGATACCTTGCTCGAAGATCCAACTCAGATCTGGGCTGGGTTCATGGATCAAATGAATGTCACTGTCGGCGCTCCTGGCGGAGATGCAATTGAATTGATTGCTGAATCCGAGCTATCTAGATTCGACAAGTCTGCAAACCTGATGTACACGAACGTCGCGCAACAACAAAGATATTCTGGCGATTTATTCTTCAATCATATTCACAAGGTTCCAGACGCAAAAATTAACTGGGGCCAATCAGGGCCGAGTGGCAATATCACTGGCGGAGCGTCAGATAGCGTACCGAGGACACCAGGGCCTAGACGTCCTGGCATGAGATGAAAGTATTAATGGCGTTAAACAAATGGCAGCGCCAAGAATTTGATTATGGCACTGTCGATTGTTGTCAATTCGCAGGGTTTATTGTTAAAGAGTTGACTGGAAAAGACTACCTAATTGATTTCAATTATAATTCTGAAAAAGACGCTGAATCTATAATAAAAGGGTTTGGCGATCTTGAGGATACCGCTGCAAGCGTTTTAGGCGATCCAACAGATGATATTTCATCTCTGCAAGATGGAAGTCCGGTGATCGTGAAAACACCCCAGGGGCAGGTTATGGGCGTTAAATTGGGTGATACAGCGGTTTGTCTTGTAAAAAAAGGAATGATTAGAATTCCTTCAGAGCACATTGCGTCGGGCTGGAAATTATGGGCTGGATAATCCCCGCAGTAAAAGGCATTTTAATAGGAATCGGTTCAGCCGCTACGTTAGGCGCGGCGGGAACTGGTGCCTTTGCTTTAGCAATTGGAGCCGCTGTAGTAGTTGGCGGAACAATCGCTCTTACAAGATTATTCGAAATAGAAATGCCCAAAGTGGATACCGATAGATCTCGGCAAGCCACGGTAAAAGGCACCACAGAGCCTTACAAAATCATCTATGGCGAAACCCTAGTATCTGGTCCAATTGCTTTCTTGGGCGTAGCGGGCGCTGAGAATCAAGATTTATATCACGTCATCGCGCTGGCGGGACATGAAGTTAATGACATTACTGATATTTATTTCGACGCAGAAAGGATAACAGACGCGCAAATTAATGGTGGATCTTCCGCTGGTGGAAACGTCACCGCTGGACGTTTTGGGCCTCAGAATAGCGTAACCATCTGCGTAATCAACAAACATCTCGGCACTGCAAGTCAGGCCGCTGATTCAATGATGGTTGGCAGTTTCAGTAATTGGACGTCGGCTTATCAAGGTAAAGGCATTGCCTATATCGCAACCAAATGGAAGTTAAACGAAGACACCCAAGAGCTTTGGGACAAATACATGCCGAGAGACATCAAGGCAGTTGTCCAGGGTAAGAAACTTTATGATCCCCGTTTAGAATATGCCGCTGTTTCAACGTATGGGCAAGACATAACAAATGCCAGTTATATAGCTTATGGCGATAACCCCGCGCTCTGCCTTTTAGATTATCTGTTAAGCACAGATTATGGGATGGGGATCTCATCATCTAAAATTGACTGGAGCGCAGTAGTCACTGCCGCTGATGGTTGTGATGTTTCCGTTTCGGTTCCTGGCGGTTCTGAGTCCAGGTTTACCTGCAATGGCGTCTTGTTTGGCACTGATTCACACCGAACGAACATCGATAAAATTCTAAACTCGATGAATGGGCAATTGTCATATGTGAATGGCACATATGTCATGCGTGCTGGTATTTACGAAAGTCCGACTTTAAGCCTGGATGAAAATGATCTTATCGGCG